CCTTGACTATTTAAATCCAGTACGAAATTAGTTGTTAATTAAAATTAATGTGCGTAGCAACTGTGCAAGTTCCAGTTGCACAACCGAACACAACCACCCGAAACCATGCGAGTCGCCGCAGTCGATGACGATCTGACTCAGCTAGATCTGACCAAGTGCACCTTGAAGGCGATGAACCACCATTGCCACACCTTCACGGAAGGGGCTGCATTGATGAACGAACTGCGCCGCGAATCCTTCGATTTGCTGCTGCTCGATTGGGAGCTTCCCGACATTTCCGGCCCGGACATCGTGCGGTGGGTCAGGGGCAACGTGAAAGAGAACATCCCAATTCTCTTCGTGACCAACCGGCGGGGCGAGCGCAACGTGGTGGAAGGCTTGGGCGTGGGGGCGGACGACTTCATGAGCAAGCCCGTCGGCGTTGCCGAACTGACAGCTCGCATCCAGGCCTTGTTGCGCCGTTCGTATGTTGCGCCTCGCGCCCAGGAAGAAGCGTGGGGCCGCTACCGGTTCATTCCCGCGGCGGCAAGACTCGAGGTTGACGGCAAGGTCGTTCAACTGACCCAGAGGGAGTACGACCTCGCACTCTTTCTCTTCCGGAACATGGGGCGCCTGATCTCGCGCAGACACATGCTGGAAAGCGTTTGGAAGACCAACAACCCCGCGGGAACCGAGTTGATGTCTCGCTCCCTGGACACACACGTTTCGCGAGTGAGAACATTGCTGGGATTGCGGCCCGAGAACGGTTATCGCCTCTCAGCAGCCTATGGCCAGGGCTATCGCTTCGAGGCGATCCGCGACCCCATGAGCGACGCTGGCGCGCTGCCCTGAAAGACCTCAGCTTTCAATCCTTGCTTCGGCAGAGCCGCCACTGACCGGGACCTGCGCAGCCGTTTTTTGCCGTCCGAATGGCACGAAGCTTGCACCCGATATCGCCCACGGGCGAATGTCAGCCTTGCATACAAGATTGGTGCATGAATCTGAACTTTTTGCTCCATGAAGGTGCCTGTGTGTCCGACAACGGAAGAACCAGAAAGCCAACCTCACGAGATGGGCTTAGAAAAATACATGCACGAGACATCTCCAAATCCGAAGGTCAGGCAGCCCTCTCGCCTGAGCACGGTTCGATACATTCGCTGGGTCAGCTGGAGCGGCCTGGCGGTTCTTGCGGTGACGCTGGTCGTCGGGATGGATATTTTTGGCTTGGTGCGGCAACCCAACCGCATCTTGCAAGACGCACTTGTCGCATCGCAACGCCGCGACGTGCAGCGCAGCGACGTGGTGGTCGTCGCCATCGACGAAAAAACCGTTTCTGCATTGGGAACCTGGGCTTTTCGCGGCGCGACCCATGCCGAGCTGATCGATCGCATCAGCCAGGATTCGCCGCGGGCGATTGGCCTGGACCTCCTGTTGACCGACTCGGACGCGCACTCCGCCGACGACGACAAGGCGCTGGCGGCGTCTTTGCGGCAAAGCGGCCGCGTCGTTCTGCCGATGACGATGCAAACGTACTACGGAGCCAATCCGCGGACCGTGCAGCCGATCCGCACCTTGGCGACGAGTGCAAATCGGCTGGGCCTCGATCGCCTTCCGGTGGACAACGACGGCGTCCTTCGCGACATCTATCTGAGGGAAGGCCTTCGCGATTTCGAACTGGACCACTTCAGTCTCGCCATGCTCCGTGTGGGCGACGCCGCTCGCTTCTCCCTGCACGTGCCAGGCAGCACCAAGCCGGAAGAGCTTTCTCACGCGCCGCCTTCGGGACAGTGGCTCGACTGGCGGCGCTCGCACAAGCTGATCGTTCCGTTCGCTGGCCCGCCAGGGCACTTCAACCGCATCTCCTACGTCGATGCGATCAGCGGCTTGCTTCCGCCCGGCACGTTCGACGGCAAGTACGTGCTGGTGGGCACCACGGCCCCTGAATTGGGTGGCCTCTACGAGGTTCCCGTCGCTGGCGACGACACATTGATGCCCGGTGTCGAGATCAATGCCAACGTGCTGGACAGCCTGCTTGGCGGGCTCGAGGTAACACCGGCCCCGCTCTGGTTGAACGCGAGCCTGAACGCATCGGCCGTGGTGCTGGCTTTGGTGGGCATGGCTTTTCTGGAGCCGCTGTTCGCCTTGTTGCTCGCTGGCTCGCTGGCGCTCGGGCTACTGTCGGCCTCCTGGGCCGGATTTGCTTTGCTGCGTTTGCAGTTTGCTCCGTTTGCCGGGGTGGTGGGCTTGGGCATCGTGTACACGCTATGGAGCTGGAGCCGCCTGAATGCGGCAACGCGCTACCTGATCGACGCGTCCATTCATTTGCGCGCGACTGGAAGCATCTCGCAACTGCCCTGCGACCCAACCCGGTCATCGGGTGATTTTCTCGAGCGTCGCATCAGGGCACTGGCGCAAGCCACGCGCCACTTGCGCGATCTGCATCAGTTCGTGAGCGACAGCCTGAACAGCCTGCCAGACGCAAAGCTGGTGTGCGATCAGCAAGGCCGCGTGCAACTGGCCAACGCCGCGGCGGCCCAGTACTTCAACGTGGCCTCCAGCGAGGCATTGAGGAACATGTCGGCGGTCGAGCTCATGCGCGGCGTCCGCTCATCGGAAAACCATGAAGCCGTTGTCACGCCCGACTTGCTGGCGCAGCAGCCGACAACGATTGCCGTGTCCGCACGGGACGGCGGCGACCTCGACCTGCTCGTCAAGCGCGCGCCTTCGCTCAATGCCGACGGGCAGCATGTCGGATGGATCCTCAGCCTTGTCGACGTGACTGAAATGCGCCAGGCCCAGCGGCAACACGAAGATGCGATTCATTTTCTGGGCCACGACATGCGCGCGCCGCAGGCCGCCATTCTCACGCTGCTGGAACTCGATCGACACGCGCCGTCGACGATGTCTCCGTTGCAGTTTCGCGAGCGGATTGCGCGGCACGCGCGCAAGGCGCTGTCATTGTCGGAGGGGTTCATTCAACTGGCACGGGCGCGGTCGCAGCCCTATCGCCTGGAGGTCCGCAACCTGGCTTCCATCTTGCTCGAATGCATCGACGACACCTGGGAAGCGCGCCGCCGCAGCCAGGTCCAGGTGATCGTGGATTCAAGCAGCGCGGCCGAAGCGTTCTGCCGGGTTGAACCCAATCTGGTCGCGCGCGCGATCGACAATCTCTTGGGCAATGCAATCGAACATTCGCCGCCGCACTCGACGATCATCTGCGCCGTCGAGCAGCATCAGGACGGCTGCGCCATCCGCATCCAGGACCAGGGGCCGGGCATCGGCAAGGACAAGCAGGCTGCAATTTTCGAGACTTTTGAAAGAGGCGGAAGCGCGCGCAGCCGAGCCCATGGTGCCGGGCTGGGACTGGCGGTGGTCAAGACAGTTGCCGCTCGCCACGGCGGACGGGTGGTGCTTGAAAGCGCCGCGGGGTCCGGCTGCACTTTCAGGTTTGTTCTACCAGCGTCGCCGGGATGCTGCCAGCGCCCTTCGGCAGTTCCAGCGCCGGAGAAGCTGGCGCTCGATATCTTGTAGAAAGAAGCCTTTTGAGACCCTTGCACGGCAAGGGAGAGCCAATGAAAAACGGCCCCGTGAAGGGCCGTTTTTACTTGCTAGCTGGCGGAACCGGAGGGAGCGGGGAACCCTTTGAAATCAAGGCCTTAGGTAGGCTGTGCCATGTTCCGTACCCTGGTTGCCGAGAGATCGAGGATTCGAACGGCCTGGCGGGATTCCAATGGTCGATGCAGGTCTTGCCCCTGCGATCCTAAGGCGTCAGCGCGTCGTAGGTACGCTGGCAGATGGTGCCGGCAGCCCCTCGCTCTCCAGCAAGGCGCGCCAGGTCTTCCGATCTCTGCTCAAGGCGGCCGAACACGTCGGCAAACACCATGAGGGGGTCTCCGGCTGGCGCGCCTGCGGCGGCAGCGGAGGGATTCGGGCAGGCTCGACGGATGTAGCGGATGGCGGGCTGCTGCAGCCGGCTGTCAGGCAGAGTAGCAGCGTCGCGAGCTTCAGCCTGGATGAGGGGTTGGGCATTGGTGACCTCCTTGGCGACGGCCGCAGTGCGGCGCTGTTCTTCGGTGCGCTGGGCGCGGTCGGCGAGCATGCGGGCCTCGGCCGCGGCGGCGCGCTGGTCGGCCGCATCCTTCTGCAGATCGGCCACGCGCAGGGTCTGCACGCCCAGCAGCGCCAGCAGGAGGCCGACGAGCAGCAGCTTCCAGTTGGCCAGCAGCCAGGTCAGCGGCACAGCTTGAGCCTCCACAGCTCGCGCGGGCAGTTAGCCGCGGTGTGGCCTTCCATGCCGCAGGCCACGCACCTCATGCCGATTCCGCCAGGGTCAGGCACCAGTTGGCCTCGTACTGGCGCCGGTTCTGCAGTCCGCGCACGAAGACCCCGGCGGCATAGCTCCACACCGGCCGGCCGTCGGGCCCGCGCGCCAGCGCCTTGCATGCCGCCTCGCGGTTGCCGTTGCGCATGAGCTGCGCCGCGCGCGACGCGCACGCGCCCTGCTTGCCGACGTTGATCGCGAACAGCGTGAAGGCGTCCAGGCTGTTCTGGTCGAACCTGTCGGCGGGGATGCACTCGAGGATGGCCCGCCCGAAGTCGCTGGCGGTCTGCTGGTCGATCGCATCGCACTGCGCCTGCGTCAGGTGCTGGCCCACCGGGCGCGGCGGCTGCGTGCGGCCGCTGCAGTATGTCGGCAGGCCATTGGCCAGCTTGTCGGCATAGACGGTCAGGCGCTGGTCTTCCCAGCGGTGCATCGCACCGAGCAGCGCGGCACTGCCCAGCACCAAGGGGGCCACGATCTTTACAGCAAGTTGGGCCCGCTCGTTCACGTCAGATCTCCCGGCTTGGTGAAATCGCCCTTCGCCCACCGCTTCAAGCGTTGCCCCCACTCCGTCTCTTCGCGCCACCACTTGCGCATGAGGTAGGCGATCTGGAGCACCACGAGCACGCCGGTCAGGAACCCCGTCCAGCTGATCTGCGAGTACCAGGCAATGCCGCTGGCCGGCGCCGTTCGGACCGCCAGCTCCACCGCGATGTCTTTCAGTTCTTGCTTCATGCCGGCACCGCGCTCGTCGGCAGATAGGCTACCAGCGCGCCGCGGCGGTCCTTGATCGTCAGCGAGTGGGCGCTGGGCACGTAGATCTGTGCCGGCGTGCCGGCCTGATAGACATAGCCGCTGCGCGTGCGCACGGGCTGGGCGACGGGTTGCGTGCCAGCCGCATCCCAGTAGACCGTCATCGGGCTGGTCTCGGGGTTCTGGTTCGGCTGGCCGAAGTACAGGTAGCCGTTCTCAAGCGGCGCACCGCTGAGATCGAAGTACTGCGGGAATGGGGAGACGACAGGTGTCATGGTCAGTCCTGGGAGTTGTTGCGGCCCTGCACGACCTGCAGCACCCACTTTTCGCGGTTGCTGAGCTCGCGCGGGCTGCCCACGGCGCGGATGTAGCGGGTGAAGGGCTTGCTGTAGGCGAAGCGGCGCGCCTTGGCGGCTGGATCGCCGCCGGCGCGCACCATCTGCGCAAACTCTGGTGAGGCGATCAGCGCGTCGGCGGCCTTGATGGCGTTGGGTTTGGCGCCGCGCGTCAGGGCGCTGGCCACCGCGGCGCCCACGCCGGGCCCCATGACCGCGCCGGCCGCGGTGCCGACGCTTGCGCCGATCGCGCTTTGCTTGGCGGTTTCGTAGAGCCGGCCGGCCAGGTTGTCAGCGGCCTTGAATTCGTCAGCCACGGCCATGATGCGGCCGGTGGTGATGCGCTCACGGCTGGCGGCGCTGATGCCGCGCGAGACGCGGTAGAGGTCGCTGATCTGCTTGCGCGCGGGCGGCGGCAGGTTCGACATCACCGCGGCATAGGCCTGCTTGTTGCGCAGCAGGCCCTCGTACCACTTGGCGTAGGTCGTGAAATTGATGGGCCCGCGCGTGCCGGCGGTGCGGAAGGCAGAGGCCAGGCCCGCGGCCATCACCTCCTGACGCTGATTCTCGGGGACTGCCTTCAGAAGCCGCAGCAGCTTCGAAGTGTCTCCTTGAGCCACCGTGCGAACAGCGCCAGACAGATCGCCGACGATGCTGCCATCAAGAGTTTTGCCAAAAAGAGAAACGAGATCGTCTTCCAGTCCCTTGCGGACGGCGACGGAGGCTTTCGCGGCGTTGAAGAGGTCGGTGGCACCGTGCGATCCTACGACAGCCGCCTGGTCTTCGGTGATGAGCGAATAGAGCTTTTTCGCGAGGCCCGTGTCGGCGTCCTTGAACGGGCCCATCATGCGCGACGCGGCGCCCACGTCCTTGCGCACGTCGTCGAGTAGCGCATAGGTCGGCTGCTTCAGCGTCTGGGTCGTGACCTGCTGCGTCGGCTTCCAGCCTGGGAGCATGAGGCCGGCCTGCGCCGGATCCGATGCCACCGTCTCGGTCTTGCTGCCGGCCTTGGGTGTGAGCCGCGCGATGATCTTCTTTTCCATCGGCGTCAGGTTGGCCTCGCCGCCCAGTTCGTCGGCGCGCTGCTTGATGAAGCCCAGCACGTTGGTTGCGGGCGCCTCGGCCTTCGTCGGAATCTCGGTGCGCACGCGCGCATAGAGGTCATCGGCCTGCTTCTCCAACGCGGCCTGCGTGGCCTGCATGCGTGCCTTCACCGAGGCGTCGAGCGTGCTCACATCGGTGGTGCCGCCGATCTCGTCGATCAGGCGCTCAGCGCGCTGGCCCACAGCTTCCAGGCCCTGCATCTCGGCGGCGCGGGCTTCGGAGCCGGGGATCGACTTCACGGCCTGCGCCAGTTCGCGGTAGGCCTGGTTCGTCGTGACGTGGTCGGGTTGCAGGTATTCGTCGATGCCCAGGCGCTTGGCGGCGGCCACGGTCTTGGCATCGGGCGCGGCCTGCTCGGCGAGTACCTGGGTGGCGCGGCTGCTGCCCATGCCGCCGCCCGCGGCCGTCTTGGCGGTCTGCGCCAGCTCGGCGGCCGGCATCGGCGGCACGACCGGCGCGGCGGCGACCGGGGGCGCCGCTGGCGCAACAGGTGCCGCCGCGGGGGACACGCCAGCCTCGGGCGCGGCCATGGCGGCTTCTTGCACCACCTGCGCGGGGTTCAGGGCCGGCTCCGGCACGCCGCGCATCCGCGACAGGGCCGCTTTGCCGGCATCGACGACAGCGCCGCCAGCGCGCGCGACGAGCGGCACGATGCCACCGGCAGCGCCAGCCAGCGCGACATCGCCCGCATTGAAGTTCCCACCGGTCGCGGCCTGCGTGCCCTCGATGACCGCCTGCGTGAGGCCTGCGCCCGCCGCGGCGCCAGGGATGGTGGCCGCCTTGCCGGCCGGCGTGAAGGCTGCGATGGCGGTGATCGCGCGTGGGATATCGCTCACGCGGAAGCCCGGCTTGATCGCGTATTCCTGGCCGTCAGCAGCCGAGCGGATGATGAAGTTGCCCTTCTCGTCCTGACGCACCTGGGCCGCTGGGAAGTTGGCCTTGATGATCTGCGCGGTTTCCGCGGGATTGGTCAGCACGGTGCCGACGCCGGTCTTCGCGCTGGCCAGCGACAGGGAGTTGAGCTCCGGCATGGAAGCCCAATCCGGCAGCGCTTGCGTCGTGGGCGTGCTGCGCGCAGTGCCGGTCACGGCTTCGCGCGTGCGCTCGAGGAAGTTCATTTCGGGCGCTTCGGCCGCTTCCTGCGGCTGCGGGTTGGTGGCCAGGAACTGCGCGAAGCCCTGCTCGAGCGCGCCGGCTGGCGCTGCAACATTGGCCGGCGCTGCGCCGCCAGGCACAGCCGCTGCCGAGCGCCCGGCCGGTACCGCCGGATTGGCCGACATGAACTTCGCGAAGTCGTTCTCCAGCGCAGTGGTCTTCGCACCCTGCTGACCGACCATCACCCGATTGATGTAGGCCTGCGTGCGCGGGCCCCAGTTGCTGCGGTTGGTGCCGCCGTGGTATTCGCCAACGGCCGCGGCGGCGTCGCCCTTGTTGCGGTCGAGCGCTTCCTTCAGCAGCAGGCCGGCAGCCTCGGAGGCGTTCTCCGGGCTCAGCAGCGGGTCGATGCCGTACTTGTCGATGACCGCCTTGCGCGTGGACGGGATGAACTGATACGGGCTCTGCGCGGCCGCCTCGCTCACCTGGTCGTTGTTCGACTTCTCCCCCTTCGTGCGGATGCCCGACAACAGGCCCACCGGCAGCCCGAGCTTTTCCTCAGTCTTGGCATCGAGCGATGCATAGACCGGGTCGGCATACGAGTTGGGGAATTCGCGCGCCATGTCAGAACGAGCCCGTTGCGCCGCCCGGCGCGGACTGGGCGGCCGGCGTGGCCGTCGACTGCAGGTATTGCAGCACCTGCGCGCGCGTGGCGCCCGGGAACTTGGTCAGCAGCTTGTTGATGTCGCCCTCGTTGACGTTGCCGTAGACCGGGTGCTTCAGCACGAAGCCGCCGCCGCTGGTCGGGAGCTTGCCGCTGCCCACCTGCTTGGCGAGCGCCTTGTCGATGTAGCCTCGGACCACGCCGAGGTTGTTCTTCAGCTGCTTCGCGGACTGGTCGGGGTCGAGGTTTGCGATGGCTGCCGACAACTTCTTGCCCTCGGCATCGGACAGCGCGCCCATGCCGGTCATCGTCTTGATCTGCGACTGGAAGTTTTGCGCCTGCAGCGTCTCGATCTGCGCGCGGAAGTCCTTGTCTTCGGTGCCGGGCACGCCGGCGAGGTACTTGCCGGTGACGGTACCAGCGCCGCCCAGCACAGTGCCGCCCTTCAGCCCCGGGTGCTTCATGAGCGCGTCGATGGTGCTGCGCGTCTGGTTGAGCGTGTCGATCGCATCCTGCGCCGCGCCGCCCTCGGTCTTGGACTTGTCGGTCTGCTTCTGCACGAGCTCGTCGCGCTTGAGGATCAGCTCGCCGCGCTGCGTTTCGCTGTTGGCCTGGGCGATCTGGGTATTGAGCGCATCGATCTGGCGCTTCGCCTGCTTGGATTCGACATCCTCGGCGGCATTGGCCAGCTCGAGCGCATTCTTCTGCGGCGCCACGCCGGCCTCGGCGGTCTTGATTCCGGCTTCGGCATTCTTCTTGGCGAGGTCGGCCGGCGCCTGCTCGGCGGCGCGCTGCTCGGTGCCGGCGGAAGCTGCCGCGGCCAGGAACTTCTCGCCGCCAGGCACGCTGGACAGCAGCATGCCCATGGTGGCGCGCGCGAACTCGGGGTGCGCGGCGATCACCTGCGCCTGCGCGCGCAGTGCCTGCACCTCCTGCTTCGGCACGCCGGCCGTCTCCATGGCGTCGGCGCGCTTGTTCATCTGGTCGATGGCGATGTCCGGGCGCCCGCTGGTCACGGCCGCGTAGTACTGGCCGAGGTCGCGCAGCGTGGAGTGCTGCTGCTCGGTGCTGCGCATCTCGAAGGCCTGCTTGAAGTTGTCCTTCAGGGCCGGCATCGCGAGGGTCGCATTGGCATAGTCCTTTGCGTTCGCGTTCGGATTGGAGATCAGGCTTTGCAGCATCTGGGCCTGGCGCTGCTGCTGCGCCAGGGCCACCTGGATCTGCTGCTGCTTGAACTGGTCATCCCGGATCGCGACGCCCGCCTGGTAGCCCTGCAGCGCGGACTGGAAAGGCGTCTGAACGTCCGTCGAGTAGTTGATCGGGTCCATGATTTCACAGTCCGTTGATGAAGGTGCCGAGGGGATCGGCGCCGGTGTCGTAGCCCGTGCTGCCGTTGTAGCCACTGCTCAGGCCCATGCTGCCCGAGCCATAGCCGCGCTGGCTGCCTGCCCACAGGCCCAGGCCGCTGCTGATGGCGTTGTAGCCCTGGGCCGTGGCGCGGCCCTGCGCGATCGACGAACCCGCCTGGGCCGCGCCGATCTGCGCGAGCTGCGACGAGATCGCGTTCGTGGCGGCCTGGCCTGCGTTGCCGACGCCCACCGCGGCGTTTTGCCCGATGTTCGCGAGGCCGCCGAGCTGCTGGAAGCGGTTGTTGATCTCGGCCGACAGCATGGCAGGGCTGAACTGCGCGAGCGCCGCCTGGGTGTTGCCGCCGCGCAGGCCGCCGGTGGCCGAGGCGTTCTGCAGGATCGACTGCTCGCCGCGCTGGATCTGCGCCTGGAACAGCGGCGAGTTCTGGATGTTGTCGATCATGGCCTGCTGCGGGGCACTGCCATTGACGCCGATCAGGTCGCCCTGTTGGCCAAAGGCGCGCGTGCCGGTGTCCACGAAGGGCCGCAGCAGGGCAAGCACATTGTTCAGATTGGCCTGCTGGTTGATGGCGCTGTAGACCGCCATCTGGGTCTGCTGCTGGGCACCCGCCTGGGCCGCGCCGGCCTGGGCATTCGCGCCGGCGACACCTGCCACCGCGGTACCGACGCCGACCGCCGCTGCCACGCTGCACAGGCGCGCGGCCTTCAGGAAGTGATCGGCATGCTCGCGCTGCAGCCGGCTGGTGGTTCGAATGCGGCCCATGTCAGTCTCCCTGCGGAATCAGCTTGGCGTAGAGGTATTCCACGCGCGTGTAGCCCAGATGCTCGAAGAGCTTGCTCATGTCGAGGTGCACCTTTGTGCCGGTGAAAAGTTTGCGCACGCCGAGCGCGGCCATTTCCTTCTCGACCTGGCGGAACAGGCGGATGCCGGTGAAGCCCTGGCGGTGCGCCGGCGCGAGCCAGTAGACGTCGGTGATGCCGTGCAGCGTGGACTTGTAGTGCAGGTGGCCCGAGATCACGGCGACGTGGTAGCCCACGAGCTCGCCGTCCTGGCGCACCGTCACGATGTGCAGCGCGCCGGACTTGTCGAGGGCGTCGTATTTCTCGTGGTCGATGTCGAGCGGCACGTCAGCGTGGTTGAGCGCGATCTCTTTCCAGTGCTGCACGAGCAGCGGCAGCATCTCGCGGCGCAGGTTGCGCCACTTCTCGACCTGGTAGGCGATGCCGGCTCGGGGCGCCACCCTTACGCCTTCGCTGGGGCCGTGGACGGCTTCGACGCATGGCAATGCTTCCGTGGTCATGTCGAGCACCTGGCGTCGAGGATCATGTGGATGCGATCCGTCTTGCTGTGGTTGTGGATCTCGTGCTCGAGCTTGTTGTTGAACCAGAAGACCGAGCCGGTTTCCCAGTAGGTCACCTCGTTGCCGCAGCGGAACTCGACGCCCTCTTCGCTCTGCAGCACGATGTGGAAGCGCCGGTAGTAGTCGCAGTGCGCGGGCGTGTCAGCGTGCGGGAAGATGTGGCCGCCGGGCGCGATCTTGTTGATCATCACGCGGCCCAAGCGCTCGCCGGCCACCGCGGCGAAGACGTTCTGCACCAGCGGTCGCGCCTCGTGCAAGCGGCCATAGGCGGGCTGGTCCACGCTCTCGTGCTGGTCGTAGCCGGGCAGCTTGTTCTGCTTGTAGAGCTTGATCTGCTTCTCGGTCAGGCCGGTGGCCACGACCGGGAAGCGCAGCATGATCGACTCGACCTCGCCGAATGGGCCCTGGGGGTAGTTGCGGAGGAAGGTGTCTTCGGTCCAGAGTTCGGGCCGGCGGGCGATGGCCAGCATCAACGAGGTGACGTTCACACCCGTGGCCAGCCGCATGAAATTGCGCATCTCACTGCTCTCTTTCGAGGATTGGTGAGCTGCTGGCTGCTCGTTCGGCTCAGCTGATCGGCGCGGGGGCCGACTGGCGCGGATTGTAGGAATGGCCTATGCGAAAGCCAAACTTTGATACTTCCCGCCTCAGGGCGTCAGCGTGGTGCCCTGGAAATAGGTCCGGCTCGCTGCGCCGTTCGTGTTCTGCGCGACGCCGGTGCCCTGGAAGGCCCAGAGCTCGTAGACGTCGGTGCCGTTGGGGATGTCGATGCACGTCACCGAGGAACCCGTGGGGCCCGCGCCCTGGGCTGCGATTTCGGTGCCGCGCTTGAACTCGGCGCCGTTCTTGTAGACCGCGACCGTCATCTGCGCGGCGGCCACGGATGCCGCGGACACGTAGGCCCCGGTGAGCATCACGGGCTTGCCGGCCGGTGGCGTCCACGCGCTGGCGGCGAAGTGCGCGCCGGTGTCGAAGGCCTCGGTGCTGAAGGTCAGCTTCGTGAAAGCCGCGTTCGGGATCGACTGGGCCACCGCGTTGTTGTGCGCGCTGAAGCTGGCGGCCGTCGACGCCGGCGCCGCGCCGCCGCGGAAGACCATCAGCAGCTGCGCGCTGGTGGCGTCGTAGTAGCCGAAGGCATAGTCGACTACACCGGGCGCGGCACTCAGCACTGGCGCGCCCGCCGCGCCGAAGTTGTAGATCGGGTCGAAGGCCAGCGTGCGGCCGCCGGTCACGTCCTGGCGAATCGCAATGCTCAGAAGCGTCCCATCCACCAGGAAGGTGGGCGCAGCCAAGGTCCGATTGCCGCCGAGCGTGACGCTGAAGGCGTTGTGCTGCAACGCGTTGACCGAGATGATGGGCGCATCCACGAGCGCCAGCGGCACGTCGCGCAGCGCGAGCGCGTTGACCGTGGCCTGTGCGGTGTTGGCAGAGCCGAGCGCGGAGGTCGCCGTGATCTGCGCCGCGTTTGCCGCGCCCTGCGCAATCACAGCGGCAGCGGCTGCCCCGTCGGCGGTGGCCTGGGCTGCTTCTACTGCCGCCGTATTGCCATCGATCGCCGTGGGGATCGTGACCGTGAGGTCATAGGACTGATTCTCGAAGGCCTTGAGCAGCTCGGGCGTCTTGAATGCCTGGGCCAGCTTGTCGCGCGAGATCGACTGCGACCGGAAGACTATCTGCGTCGCCATGCGTCAGGCCATCAGCGGCTCGAGCTGCATCTCCAGGCGCAGCACCGACAGGAAGGCATCGCTCGTGCCCCGGAAGCGCTGCACGCGCCAGTTGCGCAGCGTGCCCTGCTGGCGCCAGCAGATGCGCTTTTGCGTCTCACCCTGCTTGCCCGCGGACACCGAGCGTTCCTGGCTCCATTTCTGGCCGTCCAGCGAGTAGGAGGTCCAGATCACCGGCTGCGCGCCGAGCGGCACATTGCCGGGCAGGCAGATCAGCTCCATCTCGTGGATGATCGCCCCGCGGCTCTCGTTGTAGATCACGGCGGTGCCGAAGTCCCAGCCGACCACCGCGCCGTAGTGCGTGGCGATGTTGTCGACCAGCTTACCGACCTGGGCCGACAGCGGGTCATCGCAGAGCCAGCGGTCATAGGCCCAGGTCAGGTTGCGCGCGCGGTACAGCGCATGCCCGGTGATGCTGGTGCCAAGTTCGAACCACACGGGGCTGCCGATCAGCTCGCTGGCCGCGCCATCGAACACCATCGTACGATCGGGCAGGTGCAGGTAGAGGTGCTGGTGCCCCTTGTCGAGCCGGGCCTCGAGCTGGACGGCCGCGAGCTGGGCTTCGGTGTAGCCAAGCAGCACGGTATCGATCTCGCGCGTGGACAGCTTCTGCGCCGTGCCCGAGGCTGCGATCCACACGGCTGGCGCTTCGTTGCGGCCGGAGCCGACGAAAGCCACGCTCTCCAGGAACTTGGCGCAGGCATGCGTGCCGACGCAGCCGCGCTGGATCTGGGCGCCGTCGATGCGCGCATACGGGAAGTTGTCGCCGCCCACGTTCTGGAAGGTTTCGCAGGTGTAGCGATTGAGTGCGATCACCTCGCTGCGCAAGTGCTTGAGTGCGACCACCGGATCCGGGTCGGCTTCCGACGAGCCGTACTTCAGGGGGTTCACCTCGAAGGGGTTGTTCAGCTCGGTGACCACGAGGTTCACGCCATCGGTGGTCATGAAGTAGCCCGCGGTCCAGATCATGTCGACCACGGTGCCGAGGTCGGGATCAGTGACCTGCGCCAGCGCGGCGCCATCCCAGTAGTAGAGTCGGCCGCCGGAGCCGATGGCGAGCCGGTCGAAGGAATAGTCGAGGCTGACCGGGCCACCGTCGCCCACATCGCCCAGCTCGTTGATCGTGCCGTCGGCATTCACCCGCACGAGCTTCGTGCCCATGACGCGATAGCAGGTGCCATTCCAGACGATGCCGCCGCGGCCGATGCCTGGCGCGCCGGCGGCGTGCACCACCAAGCCATCGGCCGGGCCGAGGTAGCTCTTCGAGATGCCCGACTCCTTCAGGACCGGCACGAGGTTGCGCGGCAGCGCGCTGCGCAGGTCGGCGGTGGTGCCGGCATAGATGCCGTTCATGATTCCGACTTGCATGTCAGGCGCCGATCAGAAGCCCTCGCCCGTAATGACCTGCAGCGTAGTGCCGGTGGCCGAGATGTGAGCCAGGCGATCGTGTGTTTCGTCTTTCGAGAAGGTGACCGTGGTGTTCGGGGCGACCGGCAGATCGGCAGCCGTTGCAGCCGGCGCTGGCACGGTGAGGCTCGAGTAGGTGCGCACGAAGGCGATGGCCGCGCCCATGTTCACTACGCGCACCTGCTTGTTCTGCGCATTGATGGCGACGGCGGCCGAGGCGGCGGCGGCCGCGAGCGCCTGGCCGCTGCCGTAGGTGGGCATGAATCGTTGGAATGCGGACATGGGAGGCTCCAGAGGTTGAATGGTTGATCAGCCGACGCGGTACCACGACTTCGCGATGAGGTCGAAGCGCAGGCGGAAAAATGAGTTCGCGTCCAGGGTGGCAGGCGCACCGTTCACGCTGGTCGCGCCGCTTCCAACGATGGTGAGCGCAGCCACTGGTTGAGTGCAGGCTACAAGCACCTCCTGCCCGTCGATGCAGTTGCCCACCAGCGGCAACGCAATGGCGCCCGCAGCGAGCGCGCCGGTGGGGGTGAGCAGAAGGAATGTGGGAGTCCCGTTCACGGGCGGCGCGATCGTGACCGCAAAGCCGGTACTGCTGGGCGCCGCGTACTGGGTTCGAAAGCCGGAGCTCGCTGCGATCTGCGCCAACAGGAAATTCACCAGTGCGGAGAGCGAGACACGGCGAGTGTCGCTCGCGTTCGATGACCAGATCGGGATCAGATCGCCGACGCTGAGCTGATCTTCGCTCGACAGGCTGTAGATGTCAGTCATGAGGGTTCCTATCAAACGGCCACGCCGGTGGAATCGACCCACACGGTGCCGGTCCACCAGATCGGCTTTCCGCCGGCGGCCAGAGTGGTGTCGAGGTACTGCAAGCCGACATCGGAAGCCGAAACAGCGGGCCGGTTGGCCGTCGTCGATCGCTTCACAACAACGCCCGACCTGGCGAAACCATCGACCGTCACGCTGCTGTTGCCAGCAGCCACTGCGCCCGTGATCACCCGGATAGTGTTCACCGTGTTGCCGAGAGTCTTGTTCCCCACGACGACGGGCTCGCCCGCGCCAGCGAAGAGGATGGGATAGCTGGCGTTGGTGTTGCCTCGGATCGTGTTCCCCACAAAGACGGTAGTGCCGGTTGCCTCGCTGAACACGGCGCTGTTCACGGTGCCCCCGACGATCTCCACACCTACCACCGACTGGTAGTCGGCCGCGTTGAGGTAAAGCGGCTGGTTGGTGGCATTGATCGAGCCGCCATTGATCTTGATGGTGCTCAGGTTGGAATTGTGGCGGACACCGTCCTCGCAAGGCGTTACCTTGCCGATCTCCACGCCGATCAGTTCGATGTGGTGCGCTGCATCCGACGAGATCTCGACGCCGCGCCAGCAGTTGTCGATGCTCACGTTCACCAGGCTCACGCGCTTGGGATAGACGTCGGTGACGTAGACACCGTGCAGGCCCGCGCCGGCGCCGGTCTTGTAGCCGCTGATCTTCACGTTCGACATCTGGCCGCCGGACTCGCCGGAGAAGCGAACCACGTGCGTGCCCGTGCTCAAGGAGTTGTCGCAGGACGTGTTCGCAATGACCGCGTAGGACGGCTGGAACACGGCCGGGCTGTTGGACGAAACCAGAATACAGTCGCGGAAATAGCTGTCCTTCAGCGTGCAGCCGTCGATGTGCGCGTCGAGCGTCTCCCAGATGATGAGATTCTGGCGATCGGTGCGATTCACCTTGACCCGAACGGCGTGCACCGTGGTGGAGAACGAGAAGGCCAAGCCATAGCCGACGCCCACCGTGCCGGGCAGGTCCTTGATGCCGACGTCGATGATCTGGCAGTTGCGCGTCTTGTAGGCATTGATGCCATAGCAAGAGTCGGTAGTGACAACGTTGGCGATGTTGCCGTCGATCTTGACTCCGACGATCTGCACATCCTCCGATTCGACATAGGCCGGGTCGTAGGTGATGCCCGTGTTGGTCCCAAGGAAGTAGCGGGTGGTGGTGTAGTTGCCGGCCTTCAGCTTGAGTGTCGCGCCGTACCCATAGACGGTGGTGCGGGGAAAAACGCGCAGCAGCGAGCCGTCAACGAGATAGGTCCCCGGCGGAAACACGACCGTCTTCCCGGCCCCGGCCGTGAGCGCCACCTTGATGCCGAGCGTGCTGTCCAGGATGCCGGTCGGGTCGACGCGCGGCCCGCTCACGCCGTTGGCGAAGAAGTCGGTGACGCTGAGCTGTTCACGGGCCTTGCCCTGCATGTCCCGGGCGGCGGCGCCGGCGCCATCCTGAATGAACCCAAGGAGAAGCGACCCATTGGGGCCTGCCAGCTGGACCGCATCCACGTTCGGGATGACCCACAGCCCAGACAGGCGCACGTGCTCAACGGGCAGGCCCCCGAACATGATCACCGCACGGTCTCCGTCAGCACTGGGCGCACCGCTGTGAGGTTTCACGGTGGGGCCAGTGACATAGATCCCGGGGTAAACGAGGTCCTCGTATGCATTGCGCGTGGCGATCACAGATGCCTCGGCCGAAGCGATCTCGGCGAGCACCGCCCCCGCCACGACGTTGGCCAGTGAACCCGCGGGCACCTTGCGCGTGTCACCGGCCGCCATGGAATAGACCGGGATCAGGTCATTGGATTCGACCTGGTCGTAGCCGCTGAGTCGGATGATGTCGGTCATAGCGGCACAGGTCCGTTGAAATCGAGCGTGCCGTCCGGGCCCGTGGTGAGCACGTCGACAGGCGATTGAAGGAAGGGGTCAGGCGTGCGGCCGCGCTTGTAGCCGGCGCCGGCGGGCATGTAGCCGCGGATCTGCTTCTGCGGCGGCATCGCCTGCGTCTTGCCCTGCAGCGCGTCGTAGCCCTGCTTGGCGGTGGCCAGCGTGGATTGCGCGAGGCTCTTGCCGTAGCCGGCCGCGGCGCGGATGGCCAGGTTCAGGTAGACGGTTTCGTTTGCCTGGAGGGGGATGCCGGAGTCCTGATCGGGGTTGGTCGCATCTGGGTTGACGGTCTGGTTGTAGCCCACACGGATGCCCAGCATCTCCCACGTGCCCATCATGGCGTCCAGGCTCTTGACCATGGCGGCGTATTCCTCGGGCCCGATGTCGAAGACATACCCCGCGAGGGCGATCTCGCGAAACGCCATGTCGCAGATCTGACGTTTCGTCCAGGCCATGGCGTCAGGCCTTCAGCTTCTCGTCGATCAGGGCCGCGAGGCGCTTGTCGCCCAGCCGCTTATCGAAGCTGATGCCCAGCTCGTTGGCTTTCTGCTCGAGCTCGGCGCGCGTGGGGCCTTCGGTACCGTGTGCATCGATCAGCGCCTTCGCGTCAGCCAGGCGCTTGGCATCCGCAGCATCTTCGGCAGCGTCGGCGTCAGCCTTCAGCTTCTCGTCGTGCGCGGCCTTGGCCTCGGGGGTGGTGAGGTGCCAGCCATCGGCCAGCGCGTCGTCGAGCTTCTCGTCATCGACTACCAGGTAATCGAAGTGGCCGCCGTGGATGGCATGGACGCCCGGGGCCTTGTAGACCATCGTCTGAGACATGTTCGTTCCTTTGAAGAAAAAGCGCCCGCTCGAGGCGGGCGCAACTGTGGCAACTGCGCCCCTCGGCGGATTCCTCAGGTCTGGCTGAACAGCTCGATACCGGACATCTCCGGCTGCTTGTTCACGAGGCCGTAGAACACGTCCCAGCGGTACTTGGTGCTCAGGTCACCGATGGCACCCTGGCGGGTCATCGTGACGGTCACGCCGTTCTCGGTGGTGGCGCTCATGATGGCCAGGCCGCTGTCTTCCTTCGGCTTGTAGTGGCCGGGGATGATCTCGAAGGCGTCTTCCTGCCAGAACGGGTTGGCAGCAGCGGCCGCGGTGTTCAGCCAAGTGATGGCGGCACCGTTGGCCGGCGTAGCGGTCACGTTCTTGTACTGGAGCTCCGGGTCCGTGCCGCCACCACCCGAGATGATCGGAGGGCTGATCTGCACGACGCCCGAACCACCGGCACCCGACACGATGGCCGTGACGCGGAAGGTCTTGAGCGAGCCGGTGTCGGCCTTGGTGATGTGGTGCACCTCGTTGACGCCCGCGATGGTGAAGGCATCACCCACCTTGACCGCGCCGCTGGTGACGGCGATGGTCAGGTTCTGGTAGCGGTTGTCCACGTTGGACACTTCACCGGTGCCAGCCGTCGAGGTCGCCTTCGGCGTGTAGTACTGGTTGGCGCCGTTGACGGTCACCGTCACGCCCAGGGCCGCGGTGAGGCGGTAGGCATAGTCCAGCTTGAACACGTCGAACCCTGCCACGCGGCCGATCTTGGCGTCGTTGTAGGCGGTCAGCGACTTGCCGTTGTCCACCACCACGCGGCTGGCCAGGTTGGACGCCATGCCGTTGTAGTCGGCGCTCGAGTAGTTCGCGCGGCGCGCAAACATCGGCACACCCAGGCGGTTCATCGTCGAGTCGATCGCGGCCACGTCGTCGAAGCCGGCGGCGGCCGTGGTGCGCTTCACGACGATGGTGCCGGTCAGCGCAGCGAGGTTGCTGCAGTCGACGTTGATGTCGCTGGCCAGGCGCTGCATGGCGGCCTCGCCGAGGCGTTGCTCCTGCAGCAGGTCGCGCAGTTCGGTCGCGGTGAGCGTGAGCGGCACCGAGTGGCTGTAGCCCAGCGAGGCCGGCACCGACAGCTGCGTGTAGTTGCGCGCGAAGTTCGCCGACTGGTCGATGCCGGTGAACGATTGCGCGATGTACGGCATCGGGCGCCAGATGGTGTTGCCCGTGCGCTCCGCCATCACGTCTTCGAGCGTGTACTTCTTGAACTGGTTCGACACCACCAGGCCATCTTCGAATTTCTCGAAGACCTGGTCGAACGCGACGCGCTCTTCCTTGCTGAACGAGTTGGCGCCCAGGATCATCCCGGTGCGCGTCATGTGGCGGAACAGCGCATCGTGCGCATGCTCGCCAAGGGATCGGAAGACACCCGGGGCGAAGGCCACCAGGCAGAGGATGGCGGCTGCCATCAGGAGAAGGGTAGTTTTCATTGCTCAGCCTTTGAATGGTTAGGCTGAAGCCTTCCGACGTTGCTCTCGGCGATAGGCGATCACTTTGGAGCGATCTCCCGTCCGGTCTGCTTCCTCTTCCAGCTTCTTCAGGTTCGGGTCCACCGATCCGGCCACTGGCGCGGAACCGCGCACGGTGGATTCGGGCAGTGGTGCTGCTTTGCGGGGCGTGACCTTCAATTGCGTCTCCAGTTTTGCGACCGCGAATGCAAACTTCACCGGGTCTTCGATGGAAGCGAGTTCCTTGGCCTTCTTGGGGTTCTTGCCGAGCGCGTAGATCACAACCGCGGGGTTTTCAGCCCCTGAGAGAATCACGCCCTGCTGGGTGACTGAGAAGCCGTCGCGCACTGTCTGCTCGGCGTCTTCGAAGTCCTTCACCTTCAGCTCGCCTTTCAGCTTGCCGTAGTGGTCCAGCTTCGCCTGCCATGCCTGCTCGGCCTTGGTCTGCGAATCCCGCTTCTTCTGTTCCTCGGCGTCGGCAGCGCGCTTGCGCTCGTGCCATTGCTCCAGGTCCTTTTCGAAACGGTCGGTGTCGTATTCGCAACTTTCGAGCGTGGGCTTGTCTCCGACAGTGATGACCGCGGAGGTCTTCGCCGTGGTGGCCTGGGCCTGCTCGAGTTCGCGGATCCGGCGATCCTTCTCTCGATTGCTCTTTCGCAACTCGCGAACCCATTCGGGCGCACGGTTCTCATCTTCTTCAGAGGGAGGCGATTCCTCTCCGATGGATACGACTACATCGTCGGTGCCCTCGGCCTCGGTGCCTGCTGCGGCTTCGGTTCCGGTGCCGGCTTCCGCCTGCTCGGTCCCTGGCTGCTGCTCAAGCTCTTGGGTTTCGGTCCCGGTCGCGGTTTCCGCGCCATCGGTTGCTGCCTGCGTCATCGTTTCGACCCTTCATCTCACCTGAAAGCCGGTGGTGGCTGCGGCGGATGATAGGTAGACGCAATTGCCGATACAACTTTTGATAGTTTCGAACTACCGCAGGCGCCGGACTGCTATTGCGGCAGTCCGAGGTCGGGCGCAGGGATGTTCAGCGGCGCGGCGCCGGCGGGCGCGGCCAGCATGTCCTGCAGGGCCTGCGCGCTGGCGATCTGCTGCTGGTTGTTCTCGCCCATCGTCTCGGCCATGGTCTTGGCCGTCTGCGCGCGCTTCAGGTCGGCGTTCGCGATGGTCTCCACCGTGTCGGCGCGCTTCGCGGCAGCGCCGGCGGTGGCTTCCTCGGCCGCGGCCTGCAGGTACTGGGCCTGGGGGTCGGGCTTGGCGTTCTGCGCCGCGGCGGCGAGCTCGGCCGCCTCTTCCTCGGTCGGCTTGATGACGCCCATCTTGACCATCTTCGAGCGGAAGAAGTCGCGGGTTTCAGAGAGGCCCTCGCCTTCCATGTTCATCAGCGTCATGGCGCTGAGCACGGCCAGCGTCTCCGGATCCTGGGTGATCGACATCATGCCGGTGAGCGCGCGCACGGTGGCGGCGCGGCGGCTGCTCGACGACGGGCCCACGTCGACATTCACGTCGAAATCGGCCTTGGTCATGTCGTTTTCGACGATCTCTTCGGCCTTGTCGGTGTCGTAGCTCGGCTCGTTCACCACCACGCTGCCGACCTCGCCCGATGCGTCGATGGTCTTCATGCGGCGCTTCTCTTCGACAAGGATGTCCTTCGACATCGAAAGCCACACCTGGCCCGAGCGGCGCATCGCCTTGGCGAAGTTCGACATGTAGATGAAAACCTGCATGTCCAGGCGGTTCTGGATCAGCTCGACGGCCTTGCCCGAGATGTTGGGCTGCATCTGCTCGCCGGCCTGCTGGTTGCCCAGCAGCGCCTGCATGTCCTGCTCGACCACCTGCATCAGCGCGGCCCAGGCTTCGGGCACGGCCGGCGCCTTGGTGTAGCCGATCGGGCCGGCCGCCTGCTGCTGGCCCTGGGCATCGGTGATCGGGTTCACCAGCAGGTAGGGGTACTTCTTGACGTTGTCTTCGGCCCACATCATCGTGTGGCCGGCGATCTGCTGCGGCGTGAAGATTGGCTTCTCGGTGTTGGACTCCCCAGCCAGTTCGCCGAGGTTGGAGCGCAGCATGTTGGCCAGGCGCTGCGCGTCCTTGGCGAGCCGCACGTGGCCCATGCAGCGCTCGACGTTGTCGACATACCAGCGCTTGCCGTAGGTGGGGATGACGGGGATGCAGCGGCCCGGGATGATCTCCTTGTCTTTGAGCACCTTGCTGCCGCTCAGCACGTATTTCTGTACCTCGCGGCGCTTCACGCGCTTCTGGCGCACCTCGCGGAACCCGGTGGCCAGCAGCACCTGCAGCTTCTCCGGATCGTCCTTCAGCTCCTGATCGGGGACCGTCATGTCCTCTTCGTCCAGGCCGCGGAAGACGTGGATCAGCTCGGTCTTTTCCTCGATGCTGTAGCGCTCGCAGACGTAGACCACCGAAGGCGTGCACCAGTCGAAGTAGGTGCTCTTGATCTCCTTGGGCCAGCTCGCCGGGTCATCGCCGTATTCCTCCTTGTAGGCGGCGTGGGTCATGCCCGTGAGCACGTAGCAGCGCTTGGCGTCGGCCTTGTCCTGGCGCTTGGCGTTCAGGTCGAAGAACACCGACGAGTCGGCATCGAAGATCGGCTCGAGCTTGATGCGCTGGCGCGTGTCGTCGTCATCGTCTTCGTTCTCATAGCAGGCGCGCAGGCGCCAGGCACCGAAGCCGCCGCCCACGGCTTCCTCGAAGGCGTTGTCGTAGGCTTCCTCCGCGGTGCTGTCCTTCTCGTCGGCCCGGTAGAGCCCGTCGCAGACATCGGCCATCTTGTCGCCCGTGGTGCCGTCCTTGGGCGAGAAGTCCACGGTGATGCGGTTGTTCCGGTACTCGTTGATGATCCGGATCACCGCGAGGTGGACCTTGTTCATCTCGAAGCGCGGCTTGTTTTCGAACTGGTCGCCGATCGGGCCTTCCCACTGCGCGCCGGCAATGGAGTAGAAGCGGCGGTCTTCCAGGCACTGCTGGCGCTCGTCGCGCAGCGCCATCTGGATTTCATCGAACTCCCGCAGGGCTTCGGCGTGGATCTTGGCGAGCCGTTCTGTCGTCGAGACTGTCATAGCAAATTCCTACCGCGCCACGAGACGCGAATAGCGGGATTCTATGAATCAGTCAACTGAAATCACAGTTTCGATAGATCGGCGCTGCGGCGCCCCAGCGCTCACCGCCTGCCGTAGTGGCTGACGCTGGGGATCGCGACCACGCCCGCGCTCGGGTCCGGGGGCTTCGTCATGCCGGGGAACAGTTCGGCCAGGCCCCAGATGTGCGCGTCCGCCCGATTGGGCGAGCGCGGGCCGGTGTAGCCGCCGGTCGAGAAGGCGCACATCTCGTCTTCCAGCTTGGGGAACAGGCCCACGTGCCGCACCTTGCCGTCTTCGTAGAGCGCGGAGAACGGCTCGGCACGCTGGATCTTGCCGCGGCTGGCGGTGACCATCTTGAAGGGCACGCGCACCTGTTTGCGCGCGGCGGCAACCTGGATCGTCTGCTTGACCATGCCGCCGCCGAAGTTCGTCTCGCCGACGACGACATCGGCGCTGTGCCGGATGTAGGCGTCCACCGCGATGTTGCCCCAGACCGTGGGGCCGCCCTTCACCGTCAGGTCTTCCAGCAGGTAGGCGCGGCCGTCTGTACCCAGGGCGTCGACCGTGATGCCGATCTCGTCGTTGTCGGCGTTCTGCTCGTCGTCGCTGGCGCCCGAGGGGTCGACCGATACCACCACGCGCACGAAGTCGGGCAGCTCGCTGCCGTCAGTGGCGCGCCACCGGTCGATGACCGATTCCTCGAAGAGCGCATTCGGCGTGGCGTCCGACCACTCGCCGCGGAGAAAGCGCCGCTTCATGCGCTCGGTCAGGCCGTCGAGCGTGGCCAGGTATTCAGGGCTCAGGTTGTCGGCGTTGTCCGCCGGGTTCATCTGGAAGCTGACGTAGTTGTTCGGCTCGCGCAGTGGTTCCTTCGTCTCCGGGTCGAGCTTCTGCTTGAACACCTTGAACGCCCAGTGCGCTTTCGATGGCGGGTTGCAGTCGAACAGGAAGCGCAGCTTGAGCGACCTCTCCTGCCCCTGGATCACCTGCATAACCTTCTGCGCCAGCCGCGTGAGCAGCATCTGCACGCCGCTCCAGCTGACCTGGGAGGCCTCGTTCACGTAGATCGTCGCGAACTCCAGACCGAGGATCTTCTCCATGCGCTCGCTGTCATCGAGGCCACCGAACCATATCTCGGAGCCGCCGGGCAACGTGGCGAACCAGTCGGTCTTGTTGAGGTCGTAGTGCACGCCGGGGAAGCAGATGCGCATGACCTTCGGGAACGTGTCCAGAATGATCGAGGCCTTGATGTGCTTGAACCGGAAGCGCACAGCCAGGTGGCGCGAGCCCGGCGCCTTGAGCGCGCGCATCACGATGTTGCGCATGATGAGGAAGGTCTTGCCCGATCGGCCGCCACCGAACAGCATCTGCCAGGTGGCCGGGCCGCTCAGTTCGACTTGCGCCAGCGCCTGGCGCTCAGTGAGGGTGAAGCCGCTCACAGGTTCTCATCCTCCTTGCTGAGCACCATCTGGATGGGACCGCCGCCGATACCGCCGTGCTCGTGCTTCTCGGTGAAGAGCTTCAGGTGCTTGCCGATCAGCTCCTGCGAGCGCAACGCGGCGTTGAAGTCGGCCACGTACTCCGCTTTCATGCCGATGCGGTGGATGTTCTGCAGCACCTTCTCGGCCTGCAGGTCCAGCTTCTCGGCGATGCGGTCGAGCGATTCGGCAATAGCCGCCTTCACGTCCGCGCGCTTGAGCAGCTTGTGCGCCTGCGCGCCGGCCGTCTTGGCGCTGTAGCCCGCGCGGATGGCCGCGGCCGTGGCGTTGCGCTTCGGGTCGGCCAGGTACTCGGCAGCGAAGCGCTTGCCCATGTCGTTGTTGCGTTTGATGGTGGCCATCGTCATTTCTCCAGGGTCAGCGTGTCGACGCCATTGCCGCAGCCAGCGTCGAATTCGCTGGCCACCTCCACCGCTTTGCGCGCGTCGCAGCCCAGGTACATGGCTGCCAGCGCATAGTCGCGGCCCGAGCCCATCGCAAAGAGCTTGTCTTCGAAGAGCATCGGATACGGCGTGCGCTCGTACTTCAGCACGCGGCCTTCCTCGATCACGAGGATGTCGGGCGAGGTGTCCCTGTCGCGCATCGCCGCGGTGAACTCCTCCGGCTTGCGACCGCCCTCCACCCACACGAAGCCGGCCACCACCATGTCGAGATCGCCCGAGCCGGCGACCAGCAACGGCCCGACGCGCAGGATCTTGGTCACGGTGCGGATCAGGCCCGCGCATGTCGCGCGCTTGTCGCCAGCCAGCGTCTTCCCATCCCAGGCGATCACGGTCATGTCTTCCCTTTCAAACTCGAATCTCAACCACACGCAGCACGAGCGTGCCGAGGTGGAACACGTCGCCGGGCCTGACTGTGAACAGGTCGGCGGCGCGGTTGATGGCGATCTCGATCACCCGCCAGTTGCCTCTGCCCTTCGGCCTGCACATCAGGGTCACGGCACCACCCTCCACGCGAGCGCACCGAAAGCGCAGGCGAGGCATGCCCAGCCGAAGTTGCGCGCGGTCGCAGGCGACATAGCCGATGCCATGAAGACCGCCGACAGCAGCAGGAAGAAATCCACGGTTGTCACAGCAGAGCCCCCATCTGCGCTTCCCGTGCGCGCAGCACAGCGACAGTCGCTTTCTCCCAACGCTGGATGCGGCAGATGTTCTCCGCGCTGGTGCTGAGCCCGGCGCGCAGCTGCGGGTCTGGCTGGGCTTGGCACTTGCCATAGCCGTGCTGGCCGAGCGCGCCGGATGTGTCCCAGTGGGCGCAAGAGCCACAGTTCATGCGGTGCGCTCCACGCCCTGCATGCCGGGCCCAGTCGCCGCGAACCTGAACTTCGAGCCGGTGGCCTTCATGTGCCGGTTGCACTCCGCCTTGATCGTCGGCAGGTGGACGTCGTCGAACTCCGCGCTGTCGCCCACCCCGAACTGCGCGAACCACTCGGCGAACTCGGCGCGGCGCCGTTCCTCCTTCGTCTGCAGCTTCACGCCCTTGCGAACCCTGATGTTCGCCAGGTCGAGGATGACCGGCGGCGCGGTCGGGAACGGAGACGCTCGCGTGTGAGGTACTGAATCAGCCTCGCCGGCCGCACCTCGGGGCGTCGGGAAGCAGCGTGCAGGGAGTGCTGCGGCCCGATCATCCTCTGTCTTCGATTGGTCGAGCACGAAGTCCGTGCAGTCGCCCAACGACCACACGAGATCCATGTCCGAATTCCTTCCCCGCTTCAACACGCCGCGCGTCACAGGCAGCGACAGCAGCGAATCGATCGTGCTGTGGTTGGCATCGAACTTCGTAGCGATGTCGGCGCGCGTCAGTTCTTCCTCGGGGTTGAGCACCATGAACGTGAGCACACGATGCGGCAGAGAGCCAGCCTTCGGGGTGTAGCGGGTAGCGGTTTCGGTCATGCGAGTGCTCCAAGAAGATCGGGTTGAACTGCTGGCTGCGCGAGCGCCGTGATCGTCATCTCGACCCGCGCCTCGCCATCGGGCTCCATGCGGTCGCAGTGCAGGCTGCGCACCTGCCATCCGTCATCCACGATGGCCACGCCCTTGAGCGCGTCGAGCAGCACCTTGTTGGCGTTGTCGAGGTCGATGCAGCGCACGGTGTCATCCCAATTCGCGCCCTGCGTGCGCTGGCGCTTGGCCCAGTCCTGCGGGCGTTGCGGGTAGAGCTTCACGGTGATCGCCACGCGGCAGTCGAGCGGCGCGCGGATGCCGGCGGCGCGGCACAGCCATCCCACCTTTTCCTTGAAGTCCTTCGCCTCCTTCGTGGGCACGAGCATCGTGCGGCCGGGGATGGTGACATTGCGCCAGTAGCGATTGGCGCTGATCGGGTACGGCAGGGTGAGCGAGATCATCGTGCACCTCCCGCAACCAGGCCAGAGAACAGCCCAGCAAACGGGCTCGCATAGTCCTTCCACAGCTTGCGGGCCCGGATCGACGTGATGTAGCTGGCCGCCACGCCGTACTCAGCCGACAGCGCCTTTGCGCTCTTCGTGCTCGCGCGGATCGCAGCGACCTTCTCATCGTCCAGCTTCGACCGCGCGCGCTTCGTGGCCGCCATCTTGGCGACCTTCACCGGCCCGCTGTAGGCGCCCAGCTTCCCAAAGTACTGCGCGTGCTGCAGCCGCGTGCGCTGGCGGATGTGCTCGACGGCCACGCACTTACGGTTGCGGCACGAGCAGCCGAGCAGCGTGCCATCGATGCGCTGGATCGCGTGGGCCTGCAGCATCAGCGCGCGCACGTTGACCTTCTTGCCGCTCACGGTCAGGTGCGGCACCTTCGCGCTACCGCCCTGCCAGATCAGGCAATCGCCCTCTTCCTCGCAGCACGCCAGGATGCTGGCCTTGAGCTGTTCGGCATTCATGAAAACCTCCTGAGATCAAAAACAGAAACCGGCTGCGTGCGCCGTGCCTCGCTCACGATGGCCTCGGCCGGAGCGTTCGTCCGCACGTACGCGCGGGGCCGCTTGCGCTTCACGCACGTGGCCTTCCCGGCCATGCACAGGCGCGCCATGTACATCGACACCAGCGACGACGGAACACCGCTGGCGCTCGCGATCTGGGTGCTGGTCATCGGGCTGGGGCCGTCCATCGCGGCCAGGATCTTGTCGACGTGGCTCATGCGGGGGCCCTCGATTCAGCCGTTTTCAGCACGCCCGGCTGCCGGATGTAGGGTTGTTGGAGGGTTGCGCGCGCGTGCGCGGAAGAGGCAGCGTCGGGGCGCCAGTGCATGCGCCCAGTGAGCGGCGGCACCTTGGTGCAACCGTCCTTGTCGCCGAGGTAGGCGAGCGCCCAGTCGACGCGGCATGCGGACACTGCGCCGCCGGTGCGCACGCGGTCGAGCAGGTGGTGCGCGTACAGCGCCCAGCGGTCGGAGGATTCGCGGCCGCGGGTCATGCCCGGCTCCCGACCTTGTGCCGCAGCACGTTGAGCACCTGGCCGCCCATGAAGTTCTCCAGGCCACGGGCCCATTCGCCGTACGACAGCCCGGGCGACGGAGCCAGTTCGCCCTCGTGCCAGCCGCCAGCGATCAGGGCCGGATGCAGGCGCTTCCAGGCTTCGGCGTAGCGCTCGTTCTGCACCTTCACGTCACAGCACAGGTCCTGATCGCACAGCACGCGGCGGCATTCGTTGATCTCGGCGGTGATGCAGCGCCAGTCGTTGAGCACCTGCGTGATGCGGGGCCAATCGCTGGGGTTTGTGGCGTAGTGGTAGTGGCAAATGCCACCCTTCGTGCTGCCTGACGGAAACATGGCGCCCGGCATCGGGCAGCCGTTGGCGCAGCACTCATAGCGCATGCGCGCCGGGGTGCTGGGCTGCTGGTCATCGGCATCGTCTTCAGGTCCGCCAGCGATGAAACGCGGGCGGCGCGCAGTGGGAGAGGTTGCGGCCATGGTCATCCTTCGGGGTGGTATTTGCCTTCGATGACCTTGACCCAGTTGCTGGACTTCACCAGCCACTCGAGCTCCAGGACGAAGGCTTTGCGGTCGGGCGAGCTCGGCTTCGAGCGGCCCATGAGGAAATCGGATTTACGGATGAAGCGGAACAGCTGGCGCAGGTACTTCAGCCCGTCATCGACGCTGGCCCAGCGGTGTTCCGCCGCGGCTTCGCGCCAGCGCCCGCGCAGCGCCGCCTGCCTGGGTTCGGTCCACTTCGTGTGCTGCGGCAGTTCGGGCAGCACTTCAGCGAACAGTTCGAGCACCCGCTGGTGGGGGCAATCTGGCAGCCCGACCGACACCGCCGACCCGAGAAGGT